CGGCTGGCCCCACACGTGGACAGGCCTGGTCTCCTCCACGGTGCACCCGAGCTCCTCGATCCGGGCCATGAACCGCGTGCGCAGCGACCTCTCGTACGCCATCAGGACCACCCCCGCTCGAGCTCGGCCGGGTAGGCGCGGCCCCACTCGGGCCTCACCGCGTGCACGGCTACGTTGACCGCGCGGGCCATCCTCTCGGCCTCGTCCTCCCCGTCGGCGCTGCCGACCAGGACGGGACGCTGGACCACCGCGCCGTCGGTCCCGTTGGACACGTCGGCGCAGACCTCGCAGATCTCGTCGTAGTCGTCCTCGTTCGTGATCGCGAACGCCCTCGCGTCCACCATGCGCCCGTCGCTCTCGCGCAGGATCAGCCAGACCTCCGGCCGCCCGCGCTCGTGTCTCAGTTCGGTGTTTTCCATGTCGTTCACCATAACTCCTTTCTGAATCGTCTCACACAAATATTTTGCGAGGTGAAGGAGGCTTATTCGCCACCCCTCTCGCTCGCACGCTCCCCGAACAGCCCCGTCAGCCGGGTCTGGCCGCCCCCGCCGCAGTGGGGGTTGGTGTAGCGCAGGTCCCTCGCCCGGATCCGCGCGGCCGCCTCGCAGCCGCTCTCCCGGTCATCGCTCATCACCCCACCTCCACGAACCGACCGCCCCGCCTCGGGTCGTCGACCAGCGTCGCGCCGGTGATGCGCTCGCCCTCTCCGATGCCCCAGTAGAACCTGCACTCCATTTCCTGGTCGAACTGCTCCAGGATCTCGGCTGTGGCCAGCAGGTCGGCCCTCATCTCGGCCACGGTGGTCATTCGCTATCCCTCGCACTCTCGTGTGGCGTTTCATCACGCAGATGCCCCTGGTTGCGTTGGTCAGACGCGCCAGGCCTGATCACGTGCTCCCGGTAGGCCTCCGGCACCAGGGGAAAGAGGGGAGCGGAGATGGCCTCCCCGCGGGCGACCCGCTGGAAACTGATAAGCGGGATGACGTAGGAGCCGACGCGGGTGTGGAGGACCACCGCCTTGTCCGAAGCGTTCATCGCCGCGTGCCCCTCGATGGAGATCTCGCTGACCAGGATCCCGCTGGGGGTCGTCCGCGAGCGGTCCTCGCAGATTGGGATTGCCCTGCCGTAGAAGAGTAGGTTCTTGAGGTCCTCAGCCTCGATCCGGTACTCCTCGGCGTCGACGGAGATGTGTAGTGCTCCGCCGGCACCGTGGGAGAGGGTGCCGGGCTCAGTCATGGCCGCCCGCCTCCGCCCGCCGGTCTCCCCGGCGCCGCCGCAGTCCGGGCATACCAGCCTCATGGCTCCTCCAGGCCCTCGGCGCCGCTGGCGTCGATGACGATCTCGTAGATGCTCCACCTCTCGGTGACCGGGTCGCAGACCGCGAGCTTTGGCACGTCCTGCTTGCTGATGCCCACCAGGACGCGGCCCTCCTCGATCTCGACGAGCGACCGCCAGGGCATACAGCAGAAGAAGTTGTGCTCCATGTTCTCCCCGAGCAGGCGCAGGCTAACGCGCGGATCCGGCGTCATGGCGCGCCTCCCACGGCCCTTCCCCGCAGCGCCTCGCACCTAGCGGCGAGCGCCTCGGGCGGGAGCTGTGCGTACGAGCGGGCATGCAGGTGCGGCCAGTCCGGGTAGCCGAGCGCCCGGGCCGTGCGGTCGAGCCTCGACCGGACGCCAATCACCCGGGCGTCGGCCTCGAGGCTCCTCACCTCGAAGGCCCAGTAGTCCCGGGCGTCGGTCCAGGCCTCCAGGGTCGCGCAGCTGGTGCGCGACCCCGCCTCTCTTAGCATGCGCCGATATCGCCGGCAGCGACACGAGGCGAGCGCCATCCGACGCCGCAGGATGCCCCCGATCGGCTCGGGCAGGTCGTCGCAGCAGCCCTCGCTCATGGCTCTCCGGCCTCCTCTAGCGCCCTGGTGCCGTTGTCCACCAGCTGCCTGAGCTGGGCCTCGGTCATGTGGGCCACCACCATCCTGAAGTCCGCCGCGGTGCCCTGGGCGTTGCGCGTCCTGCACCACTCGCGGACCTCGGTCAGCCCCTCAGCCCCGGAGGGCAGCACCCAGTACGCCACGCTGGAGCCCTGGATCGGGCGTAACGTGACCACCCGGAAGAGCGCGAATCCTCTCGTATCTCCCTTACTGGCTTTAGTGTCTGTCACATCTCTCACCATTCCATGGTGATCGACGCGGGCACATATACTTATCGAACTAGTGCAGGCCTGCGCCCTCGCCGGATGTGCGTGTAGACGCCATCCCGGGTCCGGCACCCGCCGTTGTGGTCCCTAAAAATGAGGTTGAGCCGCCGGGCGATGTCGCCATACGACATCTCGGGATACGCCACTCGACACACCTGGACGTGGATGTGCTCGGCGAGGCTGAACGGCGGGGAGAACGCCATCAGTACACCACCCCGGGCTCGTCCCGGGCGCCCGTCTCGGGGATCTCGACGATCACCGCGCCGAGCCGGTCCCGCGCGAGCACGGCCATCGCGGCCGCCCTCGAGGGCGCGTAGCCGATCACCTCGGACGCCCCGGCCACGATCTCGAGCGCGTCCCGCGCCCACTCGACGTCGCACTCCCACACGTCGCCGTCGGTCGTGGCCTCCGTGCTTCGCCCGAGCCTCACCCGGGCATGCGTGACTACCATGTGATCTCTACCCCCTTGACAATGTCCACGATCCACTTGAAGTACTCGGGGTCCTCCCTCGCCAGCCGGACGGGATCCCTGTAGAGCATCTCGATCCCCATGCTGACGAGCTCCGTGCAGTAGATGTCATCGCCGTCTCCGTAGAACTTCCCCATGTACGGGTCAATGAACTTGTCCACCTTGGTGACCTCGTCCGCGCGGTATGCCGAGCCCTCGAAGACCTCCGACAGCCTCCGCAGCGCCTCGCCCTCCGTCCGGGTCTTGTAGAACCCGACGGCCTCGCGCATCACCCGGTGCCCCGTGTACTCGATGTGGTGGCCGAACTCGTGGATGATCGTTGCCGCGTCGCTGTCCATGGCCACGTTCATGACCCCAGGGGCGAAGTTGTAGGACGCGCGGGTGCCCCTCGCGGCCGGCCTTATCCCGACCTCGGGCAGGCTGCCGCACCTCACGACGCGCCTCAGCCAGTCGAACGCTGCATCGGTCTGCGCCTCCATGCTGCCGCTGGGCATCGCGCTCCCGACTATCTCCCAGCCCAGCCGGGCGTCGGGCTCGGGCTCGAACAGCACCCGCTCGTGGATGATCCTCCGTGACTCGGTCCTGAGCTCGTGCTCGCGCGCTCGGAGCTCGCCCAGGCGCTTGCTCAGTGGGGTGTAGCGCTCGCTCACGTACGCCTCGAGCTCGCCCACGAGCCTGTCTCTCTCCGGCCCCCTCGGCAGGGCTACGATGGCGTCCTGCATCTTGTAGAGCTCACGCGTCATCGCCTCAAATTCCTGCCGCTTCGCCTTGTACGTCGCGGCGGTCCGGGCGAGCTCGCGCTCCACGTCGGCCGTGACCATCTCGATCTCCCTCAGCGCCGTCTTGCCGGTGATCACCCTCGGCTTCTCGCCGCCGCGCTGCATGTCCTCCCAGGACTCCGTCTTGGGCGCGTCCTTCCCCGGGACGGCGATCACGGGCACCACCGTGCACCGGCACCGAGGGTGCAGCGGCCTCGGCGGCGCGTCCCCGATCGGGAACCTCCGGCCGTCCAGGTCTATGCACCTGCTGCAAGCCCGGGAGTCGCCGCAGGTGACCCACTCCACCACGTCCACCCCGGCCTCGATGTACCGGTCCGTGACCCCGGCGTTCGTGGCCCGCATGATCTCCGTTCGCACGATCGTCTCGGCCCGCTGCACCGATGCGTCGGACCGGGCCATGATCTCCGCGATCATCTGGCCCTGCGAGCGCTCGTTCAGCATGCCGTCGGAGATCACGCGCCGGACGTCCTTGGACATGTCCGCGGTCATGCCCGCGAACTCGCCCTGATACGACTCGACCAGGACACCGATCTTGCGCCACGCCCCCTGGCGCTCGCCGATCTCGGCGCCCAGCGCCACCGACCCGAACCGGTGGCCCGCGGCGTAGCCGTCCCACGTGCCGCTCTCGGCCAGCTCGGCCAGGTCCTCGCCGAGCAGGCGGGCCAGATCGTCGGTGCGCCGGAGCGTGCCGTCCAGGATGTCCAGCTCGACCCCGGCGTGCATCCTGACCTCCTCGCGAACCACCCCGACCACGTCGGCGTAGTAGGCGCGGACCAGCCTCGTCGCGGCCCGCTCGTTCTTCTCGATCAGCCGGAGCGTCCGGGTCGGGTCGTTCCGGATCTGCGGCGAGAGCCTGCGCGCCATCTACTCCTCCCGGGCGTCCTCGCGCGGCAGCCCGAGCGTCTGCCGGAAGAACCTCACCTGGTCGTCCTGGGACACCATGGCGTATGGGTCGAGCCGGTCGATCCCGGCGATGCGGGTCATGAGCTCTGCCCGGCGCATGCCCATCTCCTGGGCCGTGTCGGAGAGGACCCCGAACTCGTCCATGAGCGCCGCCTGCTCCTCGGGCGTGAGGTTGCCGAGCTCGATGCCGCACCGGGACAGGGCCTCACGCCGCTCGTTCAGCCCCATTGTCTTGGTCTCGTACCCGGCCTTGACCACGTCGATCCACGTCTTCGTCATGTCGGCGCTCGGCTCGGGTATGTCGACGACCACGCTGCACCCGTCCCACCCGTTGGCAGCCAGGTAGGGGTCGAGCAGCCTCTCGAACGCGGCCTCCACCCAGCTCTGCTGGCCCATGACGTAGGACATGTAGAGGTCGTACTCCGGCCCGGCCGACCCGCCGATCAGCGTGCCCTCCCTGGAGATCGCGGAGCTGGGCGAGAAGTAGTTGGCGATCAGGCTGTCGAGGATCCCGATGGTCTCCGCCGCCGTGGTGGTCTCGGAGATCCCCAGGTTCACGATCTCCATGTTCTGGCGCAGCTGATACCCCACGCCCCGGCTGATGTTCTTGATGATCTGCTGGGCGTACTGCTTGTCGTCACCGATCGGGTTCGTGACCTTGATGAAGAACAGCCCCCCGGCCCCGAGCCGGTTGTTCTGCTGCATCTGCCCGGTCCAGCTGAAGTTCAGCATGGTGATGATCGGAATCACCGGCAGGATCAGCGGCTTGCCCCCGAGCAGGCCCCGGCGCACCGGGTCGCTCATCATGACCACGTTGGTCAACTGGCGGACCATGCCGTCCGGCTGGGTCTGCCAGAACTGCACCTCCCCCTCCTTGCCGAGGCATATCCCCGGGAGTATCGGGTTCCGGATGATCGACATGGCGCCGCCCGCGCTGGAGAACGTCTCCGACGGCAGGTGGCGGAGGCGCTGCAGGACGTACTCGCCCCCCTCCCAGTTCCACACCGGGTTGAACAGCGCCGGCCCCCACGTGGCCGACTCACGCCACGCGACCTGCATGCTGAACCAGAGGTCCACCTCGGGCCGCCTGCACATCGCGGTCAGCGCCGACGTGAGGTCGGGCACGTCCTCCCCGTTCTCGTCGATCCCCCGGACCGCGAACCGCTTGCGGTCCTGGAAGAGGATCCGCTGCTGCTTGTCCAGCGCACCGGCCAGGTAGATGTTGTCCTGGTACTTCAGAATCCGGTCCGCGTCGATCCTCGGCTGGGTGAACGTCTGGCCCGCAGAGGACACGTAGAGCGTGCCCTCCTCACCCCTGGGCTCTGCTGATCTGACTTCCTTCGCCATTCTCACTCCCCGCGCGATCTGTGTCTCAAACGTCACATCCCGGGTATATCATCGCCCCACTCGTCGACCACCGGGCCGTCGTGCTCCCAGGCGATCTGCTCGCCGAAGGCCTCGGCCATTCCGGCCACCTCCCCCCGGGCGCCGCCGTAGAGCGTCAGCCCGGCGAAGGCCCCGGTGAGGCCGTCGACCTGGTCGTCGTGCTTGCCGTTGGGGAACACCGTGATCTCGTCCAGGAACGCCGAATTCCACGGCCCTCGGACGATCTTGATGTTCCCGGCCTCGGCCGCGGCCGCGACGGGTCTCGCCCGCTCCACCTTGCTCCCGGTCACCCGGACCCCCCTGAAGTTGCAGCCCAGGAGCACCCTCCGGGCGTAGTGGTCGATCGTGTTCCTCCCGGACGACCCGGGCTCCTGCTCCATCTGGATCGCGGTCTCGTGGCCGTCCATCACGGCCGTGTTCCTGACCAGGGACTCCACCCCGGCCGGATCGAGCTTGTCCCTGCGGATGTCGACGATGTAGAACACCCCGTCGCGCTCGGCCAGGAGGAGCCCCACGGTCCAGTCCCCGCCGCCTGCGGTGGCGGCCAGGTCCCAGTGGCGCACCCTCGAGCACCGGGTCGGATACGAGTCCACGATCTCGAACCAGTGGCGCTTGAACAGCCCGCCCTCGATCGGTGCCGGGCGCTGCTGATACAGCCCCGCGAACCAGAACGACCCCAGGGTGCGCCGGATGGCGTGCAGCTTCTGGGCCGGGTACCGTGACGGCCACAGGGCTTGCCCCTCCTCGCGCCCGAGGACGTCCGGCCCCTCCGCCAGGGCCGGCAGCGAGATCACCTCCCACTGGTCGCCCCCGTTGCGCGCCTCCTCGAGGAGCCGGCCCGCGAGGTCGTCCTCGTTCCACCGGGTCATGATCAGCAGGATCGCCCCGTTCGGCTCGAGCCGGGTGTACAGGGTCGACTGGTACCAGTCCCAGTGGGCGTCCCGAACCCTCTGCGAGGCGGCCTCCTCGGCGTTCTTGATCGGGTCGTCGATGATGGCCAGGTCGGCGCCCTTGCCAGTCAGCGGGCCGCCGATGCCGGCCGTCTGCATCCCGCCTCGGTGCCCGAGGATGTTCCACCGCGACGCCGACGCCGACTCGGGGTCCACGGCGATCGGCTCGGGGAACAGGCCCCCGAACTCGTTGATCAGTGTCCGCCCGCGGCGCCCCCACTGGGCCGCGAAGTCGGCCTCGTAGGAGGCCAGCAGGACCCGCTTGTCGGGGAACATCCCCAGGAACCACGGTGGCATGTTGGCGGAGACCAGCTCGGACTTGCCGTGCCGCGGTGGCATGCAGATGAGCACCCGGTCGGACTCGCCGCGGGCGATCCTGACCAGGGCCTGATCGACCAGCTGCAGGTGCGGAGCCATCCTCCACCGGCCGTTGGACGTGATCTGTGCGAACCCGGCCGGGCTCGCCTGCGCCATGGCACGCTCGAGACGGCTCCCGATCAGCCCGCGGCCGCTCACCGCTTCACCTCGCGGCTGAGGATCTCCCGGGCGCGGTCGAGGAGCTCGACGTCGGGGATGGTCGTGATCCGGCCGGAGACCCCGAGGTTCTCGGTCGACTCGCCGTTCTCGAGCCTCTGGATCTTGACCCCGGCCTCGACCAGCCGGGCCACGTCGGCCGGCGTGATCTTGGGCGAGATCCCCATGGCTGAGTCGTCGATCCACTTCCTGAGCTGGGCCTCGGCGACGTCGAGCATCATGTCGGCCACCTTGGACCGGCGCTCGAGCCCCTGCTGGCGGAGCTCCTCGGCGTATCGCACGTCCTGAGCGTCGAGGAACCGGTCGTAGGCCTCTGCCCTCTCGCGCCAGCGGTACGCGCCGGCCCACTTGTAGACCTGCGTGGGCCGGCGGCCCATGCCGTCGGCCACGGCCTTGATCACCCTGGACTTGGCGCCCATGTCGCGGAACGCCTTGAACGCCGCCCACGCCAGGTCGGGCTCGTTCGGCAGCCGCTCCCAGTCCTCCTGGGCCGCGGCCGGGGCTTCGGTCACCAGGTCACCCCCGCTGCACGGATATGTGGGTCTTCAGCGTCACCGGGATCCCCAGGGTCTTGCATGCGAGCTCGATCTCGGGTATCCTCTCACGGTTGACCACTATCTGGCCGTCCGCCATCAGGGTCTCGATGATCTTGTCGACCGGGGTGTCGAACGCCTGGTAGATCCTCCGCTGGGCGCGGAACAGGTGGTAGTAGAGCGTCTCATAGGCGCGCCGGGTCTCGCCCGTGGCGAACCTGTTGGCCGCGGCCCTGTACACCGAGCACCCGCTCTCGTGCATGTCGGTGACCATCGCCCGAACGTCCGGGTCATTGCCTATGTCGGGCAGCTCCGCGAACACGTCGTCGAGGGTCACACCATCTGGCAGCCTGAGCATATGCTCTAAAATAGGATGAATGGGTATATGTGGACTGTTCAGGGCATCGGTGCGAGCTCACGGTCGTCCCTGGGCTCCTCTTCCCTTGCTTCCTTTCTAGTCTCCTCCTCGCCGGCCGCGCGCTCCTCGCTGACGCGCCTGTGCGGCCGCCCCACGAGCCTCACGACCGAGATAACCTCAACCCTCAGCCCCACCTTCTCCGCGGCTCCCACGACGCGCCTGACACGCCTCGGGTGGATCTCGGCGCTGCCCGTCTCGATGATCTGGTCGACCAGATCGTCGACCGAGTCGCCGAGCAGCGACATGATGACCTCCTCCCGCTGGCGGGCCAGGTACTTGAGCCCCTCCAGCCGGCGCTGCGGCGTGCCCGTGTCGAACAGCCGCAGCGCCGCCCGCTCGGGCGCCAGCCCGTCCTCGACGAGCAGCCGGTCCAGCTCCTCGGCGTCGCTGTCCCCCGGCTTACTCCCCGCCGGGAGGTGCTTCCAGATCCATCCCACCGTCTTCCGACCCCGCAGGTCGGCTATCTCTAGCCCTGTCTTCATGTTCTTGCCCCCTCTCCAATAGTATCGCGGCCAGTAGCACCAGGTAGTTCCTGGCGTCGGAAATCCTCTGTCCGAGCCCCTCGTGCCCGCCCGACTCCCAGGTCAGCGTGACACTCGGGTCGCCCACGGCCCTGCCGATGGACTGGATGTGCTTCATGGCGTACACGAAGCACAGGGACTCCGGCGTCACGCCGAGGAAATCGGCGTTCTGCCGGAAGTTCTGCAGCACGTCCTCCTCGCTGGCGTACTCGCCTCGCTTGTACCCCAGCAGGTCGTGCTCGCGATCCTCCATCCATGCCAGCAGCCGGTCGAAGTCGGCGCGTATCATGCGCCGTCCTCCGGGGCCTCCAGGGCCTCCAGGTCCTCCGGAGCGAGCCGCTCGTCGCCGCGCCTTGCCTCCCGGATGACCCCCGCCCTCAGCAGGTCCGCCAGGAACTCCGCTGGGCGTTCGGCACGGATCTCCGTGCCGTCCCACGCCGAGCACCTATTGGCCACCTCATACATATACTGATCTGTCCTGGGCGCGTGCCAGCAGTCTCTCGCCATGGCTCGCACCACTGCCCGCGGCGCCGCGCCGCAGAACCTCGCCCCATCCTCTGTCGTGATCTCGATCGCTTTCATCTCACTCACCTCACACGCTGGCGGCCTGGAGGGCTTTCCTCCGGCCGCCGTAGTACTCCGCTGCCGCCTGCTCGGTCTCGCTGCCGCCCCAGTAGGTGGTCAGCCCGATCGCCTGCTTGACGCGCTCCCAGTTCGGCAGGACCCCCGCGGTCAGGCTGAGCCTCCCACCGGCCGCCTTCTCGACCATGGCCTGCGTGAGGACCACCCAGTGCCAGATCTTCGTCGCGTTCGTGGTCCCTGCGTGCTGCCGGAACTCCACCGTGCCGTGGCGCCGGTAGGCCGCCAGGTTGAGCTTGAGGTACCGGCTGCAGACGTCGTCGACCATCCTCGCGAACTCCTCCGGCCCGGCCTCGTCGCGCCCCCACTCGAGGTCGATCGACAGCGTGGTCCTGCAGTAGAAGTTGTTCTGCCGGGACTTCGGGTGCAGGGTGTCCAGGACGGCCTCGGAGCGCTGGTAGAGCCTGACGAGCCCCTTGAGCCTGCGCACGTCGAGGTCGCTCGCGTCGTGGTGCACGTGGAGCCCGCAGGTCTTGTTGACCCGGGCGCCCGCCGCTGCCAGCGCCCTGCAGGCCGCCTCGATCTGCCTGCGGCCGTCCTCGCCCCTCATCGGCGGGCTGACGAGCTCGAGCCCGCTCCCGTTGCCAATCACCGAGATGTCGGTCACGATCTTCCAGGTGCTCATCGTCTGGTGGGTGTACCCCTGGAACTGGGCGTGGATCCCCTCGCGCTCCAGGCACTCGATCACGCGCTGCTTGTTCCCCAGGAACTCGATCTCGACTCCGAACTTTCTGCTTCCGTTCATGGTCCTCACAATCCATGTTGGGATCGCCCGCACATATACCTTGCTAGTGACGTCTCAGAACAGCGTTGTCTGCTTGGACCGCCGCCGGGCGCCCCTGACGTCGCACCGGTACCCCGGAGGGCACTCGGACATCGTTCCGCACCGGTTGCCGGACGCCGACCGTATCCAGAACGGGCAGTCCCTGACCGGCCGCTCGCCGCCGGTCATGGCCGCTCACCCTCTGATATAGAGTATTCGGCGTCTCTCGCGGCACTCTCCGGCATGGTGGATCCAATGGATTCAAACCCAGTTGCTCGGACTTCGAACCCTGCTCGGCAATCCTGACACCAACAGGTGAACCATGCCCCCTTGACTACCGGGCCGCGGTCCTCTCGGCCAGGGATTGGGATCGTATAATCATAGTCTGCCCAGAAGTTCTCGACCGATACCCGGTGACTACCACACCTTGGGCAGGTGATCGGATAGGTCATGGCTGCTCACCCCCCGCGGTCACCCTCCACACGGTCTGCGCCCACTTCTCTATCCTCAGGCCGCCGGTCTCGCCGCTCCTCGCGGCCGAGCCGATCCGCGACCCCACGCACTGCGTCGACATCCCCAGGGCATCCGCCACGTCGGCGGACCGGAAGTATACCTGGCCCCGGCGGACGCCCTCGCGCAGGTGCTCCAGGATCGTGCGCGTCTGCGCCTCCGACCTGGCCCTCATCTCGTCGTCATACCTCATCTCGTTCACCGCCTTGATCCCCCGCGTCACCCGCGCACCTCGCCTCTCCGCGACCCTCGAGAACGCCCCCGACCCCGGGAACAGGTCGTCCACCGCGTCGCCGGGCTCGCACCCGAGTAGGTCGAGGACCCACTCGCAGAACGCGTCCGGCTTGGCGCCGTGCGTCCCGCGGCCGATCGTCATGTTGGCCACGACGTGGTCGCGCACGCTCGGTATGCCGCGCCCCCCCGCGAGGCCTCGCCGGCACGAAGAACACCGGCTCCCACGTGTACTGCACGCGGTTGGAGGGTTTCCACGAGCAGAACGGCTTGGACCACGCCCCGATCCGCGTGCCCGGAGGCATCGCCCCGGCCAGCGCGAACACCGACGGGCTGGACGCGGACAGCGCCCACCCGTCGTAGCCCTGCAGCCGGTCGAGCAGGGCCTCGTGGTCGACCTCCTCCGCGGGCACCCCGCTCGGGTCGTTCGCGTAGTGCCGCCTCGCCTGCCCGATGTACGGCGGGTCAGCGTACGCCAGCCGCATGGTCATCCCTCGTACACCGTCCTGAGCTCGCCCCAGTTCGTGCCCGCCTCGATCTCGACCGCGAACGGCACCCGGGTCTCGAACGGCACCTGGTGCATCTCCTCGGCCGTGATCCTCACGGCCTCGCTGGCCCACCCCGTGTCCACCTGGTAGTAGTAGCCGTCGTGCACGTGCGGCCACACCCGGCACGGGATGCCCATGCCCTCGAGCCGGCGGATCACGCGCAGGTTGGCCAGCAGGGTCATGTCGCTGACGGACGACTGCACCGGGAAGTTGACGGCCTGCCGCCGTATCTCGGCGGCGTGCCTGCGGTCCACCACGATCGGGAACCGCCGCTTGCGCCCGAACAGGGACACGACCTCCCGGTCGACCATCACCTGGCTGTGCTGCTTGGCGATCCACGCCCGGACCTTCGGCATCATGCGGAAGAACTTCTCCATGTACGCCTCGGCCTCGGACACGCTCACGCCCATCTGCGGCGCCAGCGACTGCGCGCTGCGGCCGTAGATGAGGCCGAACGCGATCGTCTTCGCCGCCCGGCGCTTGATGCTCCGCTCCTCCCCGGACATCGCGTCCAGGTCCGCGTCGGTCAGGCCGAACAGCTGCTTGGATATCGCGCGGTGGATGTCCGCCTCGTGCAGGGCCTGAACCAGCGTGTCGTCGTCCGCCAGGTGGGCCACCATGCGGATCTCGGCCTGCGAGTAGTCCGCGGAGATGATCGTCATCCCCGGGTCGGCCGAGAAGATTCGCTTGATCGCCTTGCGCCTCGGCATTCCGTGGATGTTCGGGTCGGTTGACGACAGCCGGCCGGTCCTCGTCCCGTGGAGCCGGTACCGCGGCCAGATCCGCCCGCTGGAGCCGGAGAGCTTCTTGTACCCGTCATAGTAGGCGCCATACGCCTTGGTGAGGAGCCGGTGCTTCACCAGGAGCCGCGGGAACTCGTGCTGCTGGGCCAGCCAGTAGAGCATGTACGTCCCGGTGGACTCGGCCTTGGTGCCCCGCTTCACGTTCGACGTCCGCCAGAACTCCTGGGCCTCGTCGTCCTCAATCCCGCTGATCTCGGCCAGGATGGTCGTCGGGTCGACCGTGCCGTCGGCCTCGGCCGGCATCCGGCGCAGGCCCAGCACCCGGAACAGGTAGTCGGACACCTGCTTGGTGCTCCTGAGGTTCAGGTCGGCCGCCCCCGGGAACGCCCTCAGCCGGGCCTCCAGGTCGGCGATCTCGCCGCGCCACTCCTCGCCGAGCCTCTCGTGGTACTCGGTGTCGATGAGCATCCCCTCCTGCTCGAGCCGGATGAAGTGGCTCACCGCGGGCACCAGGATGTCGTCGTGCACGCCCGAGACGCCGTCTTGGTCCATCTCGCGCCTCAGCTTCTCGTAGAGCAGGAGCGTGTAGTAGGCGTCGGCGCCGTTGTACCGCATGACCCTCTCGGCGTACCCGGGCTCGCCGTCCCACTCCTCCACGGAGAGCGACAGCGGCGCCTTGCGGCCGTCCCCGCCCGTCGCCCTCAGGTCGGCGTCGTACTCCGGCGCCCGGAAGTACCGGGTCGCGAGCCCCTTCAGGCTGTGCGACCCCTGGCGCTCGTCCAGGCAGTACGACGCCAGCATGGTGTCGCCGACCAGCCTCAGGCTGTAGCCGTTGTGCCGCAGCCAGTTCAGGTCGAACTGCGCGTTATGGAACACCATGCCGAGGCCGGCCATGGCGTTGTGCAGCTCCATGAAGCGCATGGTGCACCCGCTCCCGCGGAGGAGCGTGCGGTAGTCCAGGACCCACGTCGACGGCCCGTCGTCGGCCCGCCACGAGAACCCTATGGACAGGATCTCGCCCTCGCGCGGGCTCAGGCTCGTGGTCTCGATGTCCACCGCGACCGGCTCGTCGGCCGCCAGGCCCCG